TAAGGACTTGTTTTACTATAGATAGTCATTATAGATATCCTTTCTTTCTAAGGTCGCCTGCAAGCCAACTCTTGACAGAAAATTTTTGTTGTTCTGCGCGGCTATACATTGGGTTACAGGTTACTGTAATACTCGACATTGTCGGCACCGTAGTACGTCCAAATACTCTATTAGGTGACACGTTGCCTAGCGTATAGTAATCAACTGCATCTGGCAATTCAAACTTTACACCAGTTATGCTAATAGGAACTCCATCAAGCATGTAATCTCCGTAGGCCTTTAATCTACAAACAGGTGGTGGTGAACCACTCATTTCGTCGCCGGTATCTCCACCGTATAGCATTTTTGTCAACGCTCTTAGTAGGTGTACTGTGGCAAGATAGGCCATGGCATCACCATCATTTTGTACTGTAAATTTGCCAGTAATAGTGAAAGGAGTAACGTAACTTCTTTGATAAAAATATTGATTATAGTTACCATGCATAATTTTTTGATCTGTGTAATCTGCCTTGTGCTCGTAACTGATAGTAGGGGTATAAGGGAACACAATCCCGTTATTAGTAAAAATATGGCCGCCACTACCGTCCATAATATTTCCGCGAGTTGCCATTTGAATATAAGAGTCTGGCACAATTATTTTTACACGGTGATCCGGGGGACCTGATGGGTTTTTAGAAATAATTGTCGGTGTTATCGGAGCAGGTATTTTTGGCATTGACGTATCAAGTTTGCCTTGCGTCTGACCTGTAACATCAACGTTAGCAACAGGATTACTACCAGTACCGGGAGTAATTACAGCATTAGGATTAGGATCCCCATTAGGGTTTCCAACCACGCCGGCGTTTGCCACTTTGTCTGCTGATGCAGTGACAGAGGCATTGTCGTTGGTAGGTTTGATTATATTTTCTACTGCATCGGTGGATTTAGTTGATAGATCGATTGTGCTTTTTTGTGATTTAACTATCGCAACAGTGGCAGCTATTGCCGCCTGGCCGGCTAAGATAGCGGCTATATTACCAGTTTGCGATGCACTTGCTGTTTGCTGTTGGGCGGCTTGTACATTATTAATTGATACTTTAACCTGTGTTGTGTAGTCGTTTTTAACTGTGTTTATTTGATTTAGGATTGATGTATATGCCGGTGTTCCGGGCTGTGTTTTAGCCAGTGCTGAATTTAACGAATCAATCGTTTGAGTGTAGGTGGCTTGAGTGTAGGTGGTAGGCATATTTTATTCCTCTATAGCTTATTTAACCAATAAATAAAAGGCTAATTTAATTATATTCGGTTGACAAATCGTTAATCTGTTGTATACTAACAACTAAAGGGAAAATAATAACAACATGTCCACACCCATTGTAACCACAAGAAAAGTTAAGTACTTAAACAATAAAGATTTATTAGCAGAAATACACCGTAGCAAATGTTCATTTTCAGTCTATGAAAAACCAGAATATAATCAGCATGATTTAATTCTTCCAAATTTAGATAAAATCAACATACGCACTATCGCAGAGGCTAAACGTGCTCGTGCCAAAAGACTAGGTATTGAAGCATTTAATAAACTAAGACTAGCAGGCGATAAAAAAACCAAACTTCTAGAAGTTACTCCAGATTACAAAACAATCGCCAAAACTGATATTGTAATTAGAATAATGACGTTTGAACATATTCCGCTAGCACCGGGTCGTAAAAAGACCACTAAAACTACAGCAGATGCACACGATAAAGTAAACTTTCCTCCATACCAACATTGGAAGTTTAACGACCAAGACGAACTAATATGTGTTGGTAAAAGTCACTGGAAAGGTCCGCTAGATACAGGGCATTTCAGCAAGGATCACGGACGCATTACTGAAAACTTAGGTAAGATGTATATCAAATTATCAGAACGGTACGCACAGCGTAGCAACTGGCGAGGATACACCTATGTTGACGAAATGAAAGGGCAGGCTATCTTACAGCTGAGTCAAATTGGTCTACAGTTTGATGAATCAAAGTCAGATAACCCATTTGCTTACTATACCGCCGCAGTGACAAACAGCTTTACCAGAATTCTAAACATTGAAAAGAAAAGTCAAAACATTCGAGATGATTTGTTAGAAGAGGCCGGACTGGCACCAAGTATGACTAGACAGAACAGTCAAGAATACGCAGAAGAAATTGCGCGGCAAGCAGAGTTATACAAAAATATGCGCATGCCAAAGAGCGAAGATATACCCGAAGAAGAGGACGAAGAATCTACTCCTACCGCTTGACATTGCCCAATCAGCCTGTTAAAATTTTAGTTAGGAGAATACTTTATGACCTTGTTTAAAAAGGTGGCATGCTTTACTGATATACATTTTGGACTCAAAGGCAACTCAACTGCACATCTTAACGACTGCGAAGAATTTGTAGATTGGTACATTGCCGAGGCCAAAAAAGCAGGCTGCGAAACTGGAATATTTTTAGGAGACTGGAGCCACAACCGTAACAGTCTAAATCTTATAACATTAGATTCCAGCTTGCGATGCCTTGAAAAACTGGGCGCGGCATTTGAAAACTTTTATTGGTTTCCTGGTAACCACGATTTATTTTATAAAGACAAGCGTGACATTCACTCGAGTGCTTTTGGTAGGCACGTTCCAGGCGTCACTGTTGTAGACAGTATTATGACCCGGGGTGATGTTACCCTTGTACCTTGGTTAGTAGGTGATGAATGGAAGGTCATGAGTGGGATCAAAAGCAAGTATGTGTTTGGGCATTTTGAATTGCCTAAATTCTTTATGAACGCAATGGTGCAGATGCCAGATCATGGAGAATTGCATGCTGAGGACTTTACGGTTCCTGACTATGTGTTCAGCGGGCACTTTCACAAACGCCAATCCAATCAAAAGGTAATCTATATAGGAAATGCGTTTCCTCACAACTTCTCTGATGCATGGGATGATGATAGAGGTATGATGACATTAGAATGGGGAGGTGAGCCGGAATTTATTAACTGGCCAGATGCTCCCAAGTATCGTACTGTTAAACTTAGCGACCTTATTGACAAAAAAGACTCAATCATGAAAAGCAAGATGCATTTAAAAGTGCATCTTGACATTGACATCAGTTATGAAGAGGCAAACTTCATTAAAGAAACATTTATCAACGAATACGATATTAGAGAGATTAGTCTTATACAAGACAAAACAAATCTTGAAGGCACAGTCGATGATAACCCAGATCAGCAATTTGAAAGTGTTGACCAAATTGTATCAGAACAATTAGTTAATATTGAATCAGAACAGTTTGACAAAGCAATGCTACTTGAAATTTATAGAAATATCTAATGTTTAAATTAAAAAATATAACAGTAAAAAACTTTCTAAGTGTAGGTAATCAAACCCAAGCAGTAGACTTTGATAAAGAACACTTGACACTGGTACTAGGTGCTAACTTAGACCTTGGCGGTGATGACACAGGATCTCGCAACGGCACAGGTAAAACCACCATTATCAATGCGTTAAGTTACGCACTGTATGGGCAAGCATTAACCAACATCCGCAAGGAAAACCTTATTAATAAAACCAACGGCAAGGCCATGTTGGTAACAGTAGAGTTTGAAAAAGGCGGAATTCTATACAGAATTGAACGTGGTCGTAAGCCCAATATACTTAGATTATTTGTTAACGATGAGCAGTTAAAAGACTCTAAAGAAGAAGACGATAGCCAAGGCGATAGCCGTGAAACGCAGAAAGCAATTGAACAAATGCTTGAAATGTCGCATACTATGTTCAAGCATTTAGTTGCGTTAAACACCTATACAGAACCGTTTTTAAGTATGAAAGCGGCAGAACAACGTGAGATTATTGAGCAGTTGCTAGGTATTACAATGCTAAGTGAAAAAGCAGAAAATCTCAAAGCACTGGTTAAAGAAACTAAAGACTCCATACAAAAAGAGCAGTTTAGAATTGAAAGTGTTAAGACTGCTAACGAAAATGTACAAAAAAGTATTGACAGTCTAACTATTAAAAGTAGTGCATGGGAAAGTAAAAAAGATCAAGATATAGAAAATCTTGGCCGTGCTATAATGAAACTCGAAGGTGTTGATATTACAGCAGAATTAGAATTGCATCAAGCACTAAAGCAATGGGAAGATAATAATACCACAATAAAAAATTTAAGTAAACAAAAAGCAACTCTAGAGTCGGCTCTTATCCAAGCAGAAAAAACTCTCAAAAAATATGAGACAGATTTAGAAAGCCTAGGAAATAAAAAATGTCATGCTTGTGAACAAGAACTACACGACCACAAACACGAAGAAATGACTGTTACTGCTGAAAAACATTTTGAAGAAGCGTTTGATTACTTTCAAAAGATAAGTGCCCAACTTAAACAGATTGTGGAAGAATTAGGAACAGGTGAACAACCTAAACGACCTGCAACATTTTACGATACAGAAGCAGAAGCACTTGGACATAAAAATAATGTTGACAGTTTAGAGAAACAACTTACTAGCGAAATTAACAAACTCAATCCGTTTGAAGAACAGATTGAAGAATTGAAAAAAACTGCTATCCAAGAAATAACTTGGGACCTAATCAACGAGCTTTCAAAATTAAGGGATCATCAAGAATTCTTATATAAATTACTGACTAACAAAGACAGTTTTATACGCAAGAAAATTATCGATCAGAATCTTACCTACTTGAATAAACGTCTCGGATACTATATTGATAAACTTGGTTTACCACATCGTGTAGTTTTCCAAAATGATTTAACAGTAGAGATTACACAATTAGGACAAGATTTAGATTTTGATAATTTATCACGCGGTGAACGTAACAGATTGATTCTAAGTTTGAGTTTTGCTTTCCGAGATGTATGGGAAGGACTTTACCAAAGTATTAATCTATTGTTTATCGACGAACTTGTAGATGCTGGAATGGATAGTGCCGGTGTTGAAAGTGCCCTAGCGGTCCTAAAAAAGATGGCCAGGGAGAGGAATAAGAATATATACTTGATTAGTCACAAAGACGAATTGGTAGGTAGAGTAAACAATGTATTAAGAGTAATAAAAGAAAACGGGTTTACCAGCTATAGTAATGATGTAGATTATGTCGAATCCTGAACTTGAAAGATATAAAGAATTATACAACAGCATGGTTACCACCATTGCCAACTATCATAATAGGAATCAGGATTTCTTAAAAAAAACTACTGAGCTAGGAGCCCAAGATCTTAGAAGGATGTTGAGAGAACTTAGAAAGACAGAGAAAGAAATGCTCTCATTAGTTTGGGATTTGTTTCTAATTGAGAAAAAAGGCAGGGCCGAAGCTAGACGTTTAAAGAAAGAAACTGTTGCACTTCGAAAATTAAACTCACCGCCCAGGGTTCATAATAAAAAAGAGAATAAACATGAATGATACTAATACACAACTACAAGCCGCTTTTGCAGAATTCCTAGCAGAAGATGCTAAGTTTACCGGTGGTAACAGTGCCGCTGGCACACGCAGTCGCAAGGCATTAGCAGAACTAGGTAAACTAGTCAAAGCTCGTCGTAACGAAATTACTGCTGAAAAAAATGCCCGCAAGGAAGCCAAGGCAGCAAAGTAATTGACTTGGCTGTATCAAGGCGCTATAGTTACAGAGTTACCTGAAACATGTGTTGGTTTTGTTTATCTCATTACCAACACAGTTACAGGGCGGAAATATATTGGCAAAAAATTAGCAAAGTTTAGTAAAACGACCTACAAGACTGTAAAGTTAAAGAACGGCACCAAGAAGAAAAAGAAAATTCGAAGCAAAATCGACAGTGACTGGCAGGAATATTACGGGTCCAGTCCTAACTTAACAGCAGACATCACACAACTAGGCATAGATAAATTTACCCGCGAAATATTATATTATTGTACTAGCAAATCAGAAACATCTTACATTGAGGCCCGAGAACAATTCGACCGCAAGGTATTAGAATCCGACGAATACTACAATGGACACATACAAGTCCGTGTACATGGCTCACACA